CAGCCAACTTCAGACGAATCTGTCGGCCAGTGGCACGCACATCTGTCGAGGCGGTCAGGGTGTAGGGACCGTTGACCGATTCCGAGGCCATGGGATAGAGCGCCGTGAAGAACGTCGCCCCAACCTGTCCGAGGAGTTTCTCGTCGGGCAGGAGTTTCTGAACGAGCGCCACTTGGTCGCCGGTGCCGATCTCGAGCGGACCGCTTTCGACGAAGGCAGGAACGTTGTCTCGGGCGTTCCCCGTCTCATGGGCGTAGAGTCTCCCGTCCGTCCCCCACATCAAAGGAGTCGCAAAGACTCCCGCTCCGGAGCCGGAGGCCCGTCCAAGGTTCCCCGTCATCCAGAACCCTGTCCGATAGTTCAGACTGACGTAGCGGTCGTTTTCCAGCGTCGTCCCCTGCGACTTGGACGGGTAGAACCACCACATTTCTCCGAACTGCGTCACGGGAACGGCGGTGATCTTGGCCTTCTGGTCTTTGTTCAGGTCCCCGAATACATAGTCCGCGACTTCACAGGGAATCGGGCGCACCGCTCCGGCATAGGTGAAGAATTGTCCGTCGCCCATCCAGTAGGCCGCGCCTTCGGCGATTGCTACGGCATTCGGGCCGATCAGCCCGCAGTTTGTACCGCGTTGCTGAAAACTGTAGATCAGACTGCCGCCGATGAATACCGCAGCCCAAAGGTCCGCGTCGGTCCAGATCAGCGTCTCCCGGTCCGTCCGACGGCCCGACTGAATCCGTCCCGGTGTCTGGAGCGGAAAGCTTCCGGCTTTGTTCGAGCTGGAGGGCGTCCACGTCGTCAACGTCTGCTGGTCAGGCCATTGCACGAGCCGTGGATCGCTTCCGGCTCCCAGCGCAAAGAGAAAGCGTTCCGGGGTCACGACGAGTGCCCGACAGCCCGTTGGAGAGTTCGTGATCTGCGTAGCCTGAGCAGTAGGGGTCGAGGAATACAGTTTTCCGTCCGCCGTGAAGCATGCGACGAGAATCTCACCGAAGTTGTCAAGACTCCACGTATCCGCGTCAATCAGAACGCCGAGTTGCGAGCCCCCGCCATAGAGACCGTCCCCATAGAGCCCACCGCCGTAGAGCCCAACTCCCGTGGCAATGAAGCCGTCTTGATTGCCATTCGTGAGTCCTGCGGGCGTGATGTCGGTCAGGATACCCGCCGAGAACGCATAGAGCTTGCTCGTCGTCCCTGAGGTCCCGACCGCAACCCACCCCGTCGCGTCGTTCTTGCGCCACGTTAGTGAGCCGCGGGGTTTTCCCACGACGAGGACTTCGTTGCCGCTCGTATCCCGGGACAGACTCCAGCCACCGATCGGGCGGAGGGCTCCCTCGAACCACCGCATGGCATGGCCGTTAATCCAGCGGTTGCGGTTCTGGTAGGACGTACCAGACCGCGCCAAGCCAGGAGGCAGGTCAAGGCGGACGAGCGTTTCCACTACTTCGGAGTTCCTTCGCTACCGGGAATCGTCATGGGCTCCTATCGTCGGTCATGCGGTATCTACTGCTCTTACTTCTCGCCGCCCCTCTGTCGGCCCAGCGTCCAATTGACTACGGACTAGCAACCGTGTCCTCAAGCCTCCTCGTCTTGGACTGGAGCCAAACCCGGGAGGTCGCCAGACATCCAGGGTCATACAGCGAGACCAACTTCCTCCTTGGCCGCCATCCTTCACCGGCTGTCGTGGATCGCTATTTCGCGATAGTCGGTCTTGCGAATCTCGCGGCCCTCAAACTCCCTGCCATTCCGCGCCGCCTTTGGTATGGCTCCGTTATAGTCCTTGAATCCGTCTGTCTCTATCACGGCCATGTTCTTGGCGTCAGGATGCGATTCTAGACCGCCAGCAACTCAATCAGGACATTCTGCACGGTCAGCGTCCCCGCCCCTGTCAGGTTACCCCTGACATCGATCGTGATCGCATTCGCAAGCGTTTCTGCTGCGGTAGCGGATTCGATTAGGATGGCTCCAGCAACTCCCCCGAGGACGAAGGAACTCCCTTGCTGTGTAGCGGCTCCCGTACGAGCTAGGACGAGTTGCGCGAAATAGCCCCCGCCGCTCGCAATGTCGGTGCCCCCCGCTGCATCAAGCACGTAGGATGCACCGAACTTGATTCGGATGATGGCGGTGTTCGTTGCTGCGCCGCCTAATGTAATCCGAATCTGCCGACCATTGATGTTGAGGGTAGCAGCAGGCAATGAGAACGTCGTCAGACTGACTTCCGACGTGCTGGCGGTGCTCAGACTATTGGTCTGAAAGAGCACCTGCGATACGTGCGCCGTTGCCGCCGCAGCTCCCGCCCGTGCGTAGCCTCCGTGCAGCGGTCTGGCGTACCACGTCGTTCCGCCGTCCTTGGTCAGCAACTCCACCGCATCGACGCCCGCCACCTGAAACAGCGGGACACCACCCGTGAGCCATGTGACGGATGCGGGCCAGGTCAGTGCGAAGGCTGCCCCGTTGGTGATGATGCAGACGATGCGGACGAAGAAACTGGACGACGGGACATTGGCAAAAGCGATGGTCGTAGCCTGACTGACCGTAAAGACGAAGGCTCTCCCTTGGGCGAGGTCCAACGTCGTCGTGCCACCGACCGTAGGGCTCTGAAACTGAATGCGAGGACGGGCGAACTCACCGTCTATGATGTCAAAGTCAGTGTTGAGCTTTGGTCCCCAGAGTCCTGAACCAGCAGGATCTAAATTCCCGGGTTTCACCAGACCGTAGGTGGAAGTTGTCGTATCGGCCATCTAGTACTCGTGCCTCAACCGACGTTCCTCATCCCACGACAAGCACTCGTTGCCCCAACGGTGCCCCTTGATCGGCTGCAAGGCTACCGGCGTGGTGACCACGGTATCGGGGCCGACGTACTTGTAGCACGCCGGGTGCGAAGGATGCTTGATTCCGTGGATCAGCGTGTTTGTCCACTCCGGAACAAAGGCACCCACCGGCAGCGTTAACGCCACGCCTTCATACCGTCCGCCCCATTTGGGAAACCGTAACGCATAGACTGCGAGCGCATCCGCCGCGATTCTCGCATACCACGGAGCCTTGAGGAGTATCCCCGTGGTGTTGATCGCCGCGCCCGCACTCATGAAGGTCAGGTCGGAGGGTTCCGGACGTGGTGCAGCGCCGCCGTGCTCTTCCATGGGCGGGACGAAGCACGCGGCGAGACTGAGCAGCAGGAGCCAGCGCATTATTGCCCCGCTAGTGTTTGGGAGGCGAGGAGTCCGTACTTCTCGGCTAAGGCCTGACGGATAGCATCAAGGACGCAGGGCTGAAAATCACCTGTGAAGATCATGAATTCAGCGCAATCCCCATTCCAGAATTGGGACGGTGTACCAGTGGCTCCGATACTGATATTCATATTGCTATCGGTTCCAGCGAGCCCAGCCTTCGTGAAGAGAACGCCGTCCACGGTGAATCGACTGTTGGGGCCGACTGGCTGAGCCATAACTGTGCAGATGTGCCAGAGTGTCGAATCGCCGGCCGGACCTGCATTGACAACTGTACTATCGTCTGCCCAAGCCAGTTTGTTGTTCGTGAGCCAGTCCATGTCAAAACGAATTCGATCGGCATGAAAGGACAGAGCACTGTGGACGAGGTTGTCATCCGCTAGCGAATTTTTGATAACGCCAACCATCGTCAAGGGACGCGCATTCGTTCCTGCGAAACCAGCAACGTTGCGGGCGCTCGTCCCATCGTACCGGACCGCTGGATACACGCCATTTAGGCCCGCGACGCCCACTTTGAAGATCGGCGTTCCGCCTACGCCTAAGTCACGACCGTTTCCCGATAGGTCCTTCCAAGTTGAGACGGTCGCGCCATCTGCGGGGAGTGCCGCACCGAGTCCGTTCACTGAATCGGCGGCATACCACGCAAATAGTCCCGGTAGTGTCCGTGGATCAATCCGTAGAGAGTTGCCCATGATCGGCTCCTAACCGAAGACCCGTGCGAGTTGTCTCGGCCTCGGCGCTCCGCCATAGAGACGGCGCTCAGTGAGTATCCGCAAACTCCGCATCCCATCCTTGACCCGGGCTTCCCAGACCGGAATCCGCTCGTCATGCGCAAGGTACGACGCGGCCTCGACCAGTGATCCGAACAGGTACAGGTCCGGCGCATCTCGGAGTAGGGCGTTCGTCGTCTGCGTTCCGCTCAACGCCGGGAGAAATCCCACACACTCGATCTTGAGGTTCGCAATCGGCGCCGTAGAGCCTGCGGGGGGCCAGAAGCGGATCGTCGTCGTCCCCGCCACGACATCCTGATCGACGTAGCAGACCTGCCCCGCTGGGGTTCGGATGGACGACTGGGACTCCATGAGATTCTGGTACTGCTCTTTGCTCACCAAGTCGAGCGGGAAGTTGTGCGCTCCCGCCGCACCGTCGTTGTAGGAGACTGAGAGCACGTCGGAGACCGTCGCTGCGAGGACCGTGTCTGCCGTGACGTTCGTCAGGGAAACGGTGGTGCGCAGCCAGTCTCGGAGTTCTCTCCGGAACCGCGCCTCCGCTCGCGTCACAAAATCTGGGATGACTGCGGTCAAGTCGCTCCGATTCACCTCAACCCCTACGGCGAGGAGCAAGTTTGCGTAAGAGTCAAGCGCCACGGCTCACCTTTTTGGCGTTCAGGGCGAAGCGGGCCTGAGCTCCAAGCTTCCCGGGCGCATGTGCCTTCGCTCGAGCATAAGCCTGTACGCTCTTGCCGGCCCGTTTCGCCTTGGCAGTGAAAATCCCCCGGCGACTCTTGGGCACCGCGGCTTGCATCCAGAGATGCGCGTCCGGGTGCCCGTCCTTGATGGACATCAGTCGGGCTTCACCGACCGCAAGCCGCCGCGGACGGAGTTCACAGGATTGGCGTAAGGTTTGGGATTGGGCTTCGCCTTCCGACGCGCCTTCTCGACGCGCGGACTCCAGACGTTCCCCTCATGCGCAGGCCCCATGTGCTTGGCTGCAACCGCTCCCAGACCCCCGTTGTGAGACTGGGCTTTGCTGTTGGTGTCCACGTCCAGACCGCCCTTAGGAGTCCCAGAGGTGGACCCGATCCGACCATCCGTCTTTACCCTCTCAAGCCCGGGGGTTGGAGGCAGGTCTTTGTTGCTGGACTGGAGGCGGGTGTTCTTCGTATAGCGATGCGTCATGATTCCTCCGACACAGGAAGTGCGTTTTTCATCTTCACGGCATGACTTTGCTCGAACTCGAACGTCCCCATGTGCATGACGTCGTGCGACAGATCGTGATCAACCCAGATCGAGGCCCCGGCTTCTTGGAGCTTGCGGCAGAAGTAGGAATCCTCGCCTGTGTAGGCCCCGACTTCCGTATGCCATCCCACCATGAACCACGGCGGCGCGACCTTCTTGATCGCATCGGCTTTGACGAGCATCAGACCCATGCCGATCTGATCGACCTTCTCCAGACCGCTCGTCTCGTAGTCCGTGTAGACCCGCACGCCTTCCTGCTTGACCGCGACGGGATAGAACGGCGGTTTCCGGCCTGTGTAGTTCGCCGCCACAACATCCTGATTCCGCGCCATGAGCTGCAATAACGCATCGGGGGGAAACCGCATGTCGCTGTCCAGGAACAGCAGCCAGTCGCATTCGGCGTTCAAGGCTCCAGCCACGGTATCGTGACGGACCTGCGGCAACCACGTCCCAGAGGACTGAAACCGTCTGAGGTCCCAGTCCGGCTGTTGGCGGATGGTATGCGCCACCATCCCTACGAGGTCGTAGGAGAACCAGCAAGACACCCAATCTTGGGTGGCAAGACAGAGGCCGATTCTCACAGGCGTCCCGACTTGGTGCGCCACTTCGAGTTGTCCGAGTCGTTCAGCCACTTCTTGAAGTCCTTGGTCTCCTGAATCCGCCCCTCCGTACGCAGTGACTGCCAGAGGTGCATGGGCAGTTTGGCGACGTAGTGCATCTCGCCTTTCCACCCCGATTTTGCGTCATTGCGCATCTGGGTTGCTCTTTCCAGCACGGGTTCCACGTCTACGCGCGTCTCGACGGCAAAGGAACCGTCGGGAAGGGTATGGAACAGCACCAGTTTCCCCGTCCGGCGGTCGCGCATTAAGACCCGCGGTTGGAACTCGCTCATCGGGCCGGTTTCGCCAAGGTCAGGCAGTTCTGGCGATGCCCGTCGATCCACTGCTTTTCTGAGTCATCCCAGCTCCGCACCCGAATCCCCGTAATGGGATTGTAGCCGGGCCGAGCGTGACAGGCCGGACAGGCAGTCTGCGCTTCCCACTTGAGCGCGGCTTCCATCATCGGACGGTAGCGCTCTACCAGTCGCTCGTAGTCGCCTTCCTGAATGGCGATCTCGACCAACTTGTCGCCGCGAATCTGCTTGAGATACCGCTCCGCTGTCGAAGGGGTCAGTGGCTCGACCGGATTCTCCGTCTTCTTGGGGCGACCCCGGCGTTTGGGTTCTGCGGTCACTTCTGGCATAGCGTCCTCATTGAATGGCGTAAAAGACTTGGACTCCAGCTGCCGATCCGGTCAGACCCTTCTCCGTCGTGGTGCTCGCCGCCACGAGCCCAATCCGTAACTTGAGGCCTCCAGGAGGCAACGCAACGGTCGTGGTGCTCGTGCTTGCCGGGACCGAGAACTCCCAGTCCGGATTCGTCGTGGCGAGTGTCACGTTGGCCGCCAAGGCGTCGAACAACTGGATAAAGACCGCGGCGGCTTGGTTATTACAGACTTGCACGCCCATGAGGATGCCTTCACCCGTAAAGACTTGGGGTTTGGCTGCAGCAAGGTCGCGCGTCTGGTACTTCTCGGAAGGGGCTAACTGTTCCATGGTCAGGCCTTCTGGATCAGGAAGCGGTACGTCCCCGCTGGAGGAACGTTCGCCGCTGCGGTGAAGTTGCCCCACTGAATCGCGATGTGTGTTGCATCCACGACTCGAGCTCCCACGACACCAACGTGCGTGTTGTCCACGACGGGAGTAGACACGCCGACATAGTCTCCTACCGCCAGCGTCGTCTGGTTGTACTGCGCCAGCAGCGCCGCGGATACGTCGTAGGATTCCTCCGTCACATCGACCGCCGCGCTCCGGGCCGTGGGCGTCAGGGCTACGGAGAGGACGGTATTGCCCGCGAGTGGCATGTTATTCCTGCTTCCACTGCGAGCAACCCAGCCGATGACCCTGTTTGTTCTCGATGCCCGTGGCGGGATTGTAGCCGGGACGCCCGCCGCACTCGTCACAGGGAACCTGATCGTACCAACTCGGCTCAGCCTTGGGTGCTCTTGATCTCGGTGCTTCGTCCAGATCCTTCGGCATCTCTATCCTCCTCTGTGAGGAGGGGCCCGAAGGCCCCTCACTCAGTCGTGATTACACGAGGTCAGCGACCATGCCGTGAGCGTAGTCGGTGTAAACTTTTAGGCCCCACTCTGCGAGCATGAGCTTCTTCTCCGCATCGCCGGTCTTCGCCAGATCCTTGACCTGGAACGGTCGCAGATAGACGATGGCGACGTATTCGAAGTCCAGCACCCAGGCATCGCGGTCCCGTTGGAACCGGTTCGGCACGATGCTGTACGTCCCGAACTCCCCGACATACACATCAGCTGCCCCGATGATCGCGGCGGGAGTCGCTTCGGTCTGCGAATACGTCTTGGTGGCGATCCCCGCGAATCCTGAGGCGACCGCTTTCTGCGTCGGCCCGAGCATGATGGTATCCGGGCTGCCGCCGTTGGTCCACACACCCGACAACACGGTCTTGAGTAGGGATTCCGTGAAGGCGCGCTGCGTCCCATCAGTCCGGGCGTTGGTGAAGGTCGTGGCATCCGTCGGATTCGCTCCGCCGGCACCCATCGACACGTTCGTGCCGTCGATCGATCCGATGATGGCCCCCATCGTCCCGGTCTTGGGAGCCGTACCCGTACCACCTGCCGCCGCGGCGACACGATCCAGCGAGTTCTTCTCGATGTCGCGCTTGATTTCGGCGGAGCGTTTGGTGATCTGGTAGGCCAGTTCCGACTTACGACCGGCTTTGGACACGGCTTCGACCGTATCCGCCACGATAATGGGCTTGCTCGAGATCTGGGAGCGGTTGCCCATACGGACCGTTGCGGTCACGGCGGTAAACGTCGTGATGTCGTCGCCCTGAATCTGGGCATTGGACGAGACAGCAGCCGCAAGCACGTCGCGTTGCCACTCGAACAAGGTGTTCTCGATGGATTCTCGCCCCGCGTTGGACATGAACGGCGTGTCCTCGGGGGAGATGTTGTAGACGATATTGCTCAGCTCTTCACGAATCCCCTTGATGTCGAAGGTGGTCGTGGTACTCGTGATAATCGTCATCGCTTCCCCCAGCCGTTAGTCGGGCAGGAGGGCTTCGATCGCACTCTGGGCGTCACGACTGCGGTGCGTCTTGGCCGCCTGCTCGATCAGTTTGTCCTGTCGCGCATTGGGCCGCGGGCGCTCCGGGGTGCCAGGCTTCGCTGTTCTGATGCTCGACACCTTGGCCTTCGTGGCTGGGGTCGGCTCCCGGTGCAACTCACGGTACTTCATGGCATCATGGAGCAACCGAATGGCGCGGTGATCCACCACGCTGCGGACTTCCTGCTCCGTGTAGCCGTACTGCTTGCCTGTCTGCACCAACTTTGCTTGTGCCGCCTTGAACGTCTCGGGCTCCCGCCATTCCGGGATGGCCTCCAACAGTCGATCCTGCTCAGCGCGCAAGGTCTGCTGATACGTCTTAGCCTGCTCCTCCTGCGCCTTGCGATTCGTCTCTTCTTCATGCCGCTTGAGCTTCTCCAGCGCGGCTTTCTGGGCTTCCCAGTCGGCCTTTTGCTTCAGAAACTCTGCCGGCTCCATCTGGCTCCGCAGTTGCTCCCAGTCGGGCTCACCCTGGATGCGCTCAAGTGCGCTCCGTAACTGGGCCAGTCCCGCCTGGTACTGCTGGCGCTCTTGCGCGACGGCTTGACTTTCCGTCTCGAAGGCCCGGCGCTCATCCGCCAGCGCCATAGTCTTTTTGCGGTAGTCTGCGTCCCGTGAGTAGCCGTTCTTCAGTTCCTCGAGGTCTACGACGACGGGCTCGCCGTCGACCTTGACCTCGTACCGCTCGTCGGTTGTCTCTGGGGCTTCGGTGTCCGAGCTCTCAGGGGATGGCTCGGGTGGAGTCTCAGGGGCTGGAACGGTTTCCGGGGTGTCCTCATCGAGCCCGAGTTCGGTGATGAGGCCAGTAACCTTTTCCAGCGTCTGCTTGGGGTTGAGCGATTCGCTCTTGACCCCGGGTACTGTAGGCATAATGCGAAATCCTCCCTAGACTGTCAAGTTCGGGCGATGCTGCGTAACACTACCTGAAACTTCCGGAAGGCTTGGAGTTCCGCCCAATGCTGTTCGCGTTCGACTGCGGTCTGGGCGCGGGCCCAGTCATCCTTGATCCGCGTCTCCGTCGTGGCGAACGCCTGTTTCACGGCGTCCTTGCTGAGCAGCAATTGGACTTCCTTCGCCGCGTAGGCTTTCGCTTCCGGCGTGTCATCGAGGATCGGGACGGGCTCGCGCTTAGTCGGCATTGGCGATGTTTTCTAGCGAGTCCCGAACGAATCGAATGGCATATGCGATACTCTGATCTGCCGTCGCGCGCGGGCACAGCGTCAGATACTGCCATTCCGCCCTGTCCATAGCTCGCGCTATAGATTCGAGCCATTCGCGTTTCGTTGCCTCTGGCCAATGTGCGACTTCACTCTGCGTAGCCTCGCAATACTGTGCTGGTAGATCAGTCATTGACTGTCTCCAACTTCAGGGTCCGTTCGCGTTCCACGTCCAGCTTCTCCCGGGCGATATCCGCCTGGATTTGGGCGATGGTGATTTGACTGCCGAACTGCGCGTTCGTCGCAGCCACTTTCACGGCCACGTCGGCTTCCGCCTTGTCCCGCTCCC